AGGAGGGCAAACAATCAAATAAGGATTAAATCTAAAGCTTTTGTTTTCGTTTATGCTAACACTTTAGCAAAACATTGCATTTAATACAACGCTAATAATTAATTTAATCATCTTTCTTTTTTCTTTTTTTATCTCTGCTATATATAATACTGTGTAATTTATAATAAGAAATACTTTAATTGTTTTTTATTAAAAACGCTTGCGTTGCATTTCTGCTAATGCTATAGTAATACGCAAATAGAGCAAAAAAAGCTCACAAAAACAAACAAAGGTGAAAACAAATGGACATTAAAATTTATGTAGCTTGCTTAAGTGCTTATAATAACGGGATTTTACCTGGTCGCTGGATTGACGCAACACTAGGAGAAGCGCATATTAACGAAGAAGTAGAAGCTATGTTAAAAGAATCTCCAGAAATAGGTGAAGAGTGGGCTATTCACGACTACGAGGGATTCGGAGAAATAACAATTCATGAATATGAAGACTTTCAAACAATTGCTGATTTAGCAGAAGCAATTGAAAAACATGGCGAGATTATCACACATTTACACAATGAGCTTTCAAACGATTCAATATCGGCAACTATTGAACACTTTGAAGACAATTATTTTGGCTCTTATGATAGCGAAACAGAATATGCAGAAGAGTATCTTGAGAATTCAGGCCAAAAGATAGAAGATTTTATTTCTTATTACATTGATTTTAGAAGCATGGGAAAAGATTTATTAAACGATTGTGTACACTTTTGGCATGATAACCAGTTGCATGTATTTTGCGCTTAAACCTTTATCCAGCACTTGATTTTTCGAGTGCTGCAATATCGGTTTAAACAAAAAACAAAGGTAAAACTATGGATTGGCAATTTTTAACATTAATTGGCTCAAATCTAGGTATAATGCTTACATTTTTCGGCATATCAACAAGCTTAATTAATCGCTCGGACGCAAGAGCAGAAGCTCAAGTAAACGCAATTCGTGAAAACATAATAGCCATACAAAATGAAATGAAGGATTTTCACGGAAAACTTTGCGCAATTGAAGAAAGGAATAAAAACAGATGAAACTTTACGTAGAAAAAAAAATCCGTTTCGGGCGAGCAGATTATAAACCTTCTTGCGTAACAAGCAATCTAGTTTGTGAATGGAAAGGAGTTGCAAGTTTGACGGCTAAAGACCTGCAATTTTTGAAGATCTTAGGATATGAGATCATTGAAAAAGAATCGCCAAAAAAGCTTAAAGATCCTATCTTGTTTGAAAGTCTTTAAAAAAAGACAAAAAAAAAGAGCAGTTAGTCGCTAAACTTTAGCTGCTCTTTCCATCGACCCTAAAAGGGAATAAAATCTAACTAAACTTTAGCATAATGCAAGATTTTAGTTAAGATCTAAAGATTATTTTAATCTAATTCCTTTCAGGGTCTCCATTAATAATAAACAAACTGGAGGCTCTCCTCACATGTCAATCGTTCGACTACTCCCTAATAAAAACAATTCTCACAAAATCATCAATATATCTATCACAAGAGACAATCGGCTTAGCTGGAAAGCTAAAGGAATTTGGCTTTATGCACTCAGTTGTCCTGACGATCGGAGATTTTGTATTCAAGATTTAATCAATCAATCGACAGACGGGAGAGACTCTGTTAGGGGTGGCCTTGCTGAATTAGAACGGTTTGGTTACTTGGTGCGAGAGCAAAAACGAGATGAAAACGGATCTTATAGTAAATCGGACTGGACAATTTACGAAACCCCCCAATCCACCAAAGAAATTCAAATTAGAAACTCTTTAAGAGAGGTTTCTAATGACTAAAGAAGAACTACAAAATATTGACACTCGTCAAAAACTTTACTTGCCCCATTGGTGCATCATTCCCGAAGAAATTAAAAACGATGACTCAATAAGTGACGCTGAAAAAATATTTTTTGGAGATCTTACAGTTTTATCTAATGAAAAAGGTTTTTGTTGGGGAAAAGATGAAGAATTCGCAGAATTGAAAAAAAAGAGCATTAGAACAATTCAGCGTTTTTTTGAAAATCTCGAAAACAATGGCTACATTTTAAGGGAAGTTATTCAAATTTCCTATAGATCAATTGACGGTGCTTTGAGATGGAAAAAAGACCGAAAAATCTGGGTTGGCAAAGCAAAATTAAAAAAATTTCCGAACACGACAAAAATGGCGGATACGTCAAATTCTGTCGAAAAACAGAAATTCAAAAAATTTCCGAACACGACAAAAATGGCGGGTTCCTACGAACACGACAAAAATGGCGAGTTCTATAAGGAAGAAAACAAAAACCAAATAAAAAAACTAACTAACCCCTCTACCCCCCAATCCCCTAAACCGAAAGTTGAGCCTAAAAAGTTAGTTAGTTTTTCTCTCTCTGAAAAAGAAGAGATACTTTCAGACTTTGAGCTTTCAAGCTCAGAAATGAAAAGCTTGCTTTCTCAGACGCAAGAGCTAAGTCTTGACGTTTTCAAAGAATCTATTCAGGCTTTTCTGGACTATCGCAAGAAAACCGATGTGCAATCGAATTTTGCTGTGCTCTGGAAAGCCCTCGGCTGCGGAGGCGACCAGCCCTGGCAGGCAAAGGACTGCAACAGCATTGAAGAAAAGAACAAAGCGATTGCAGACAAGTTAAAAATCACAAATGGACAGACTATTCGAGGATGGCTTTTTTCAAGATGTAACGATTGCATAGAATTCTCACATGCTTGTCACTCGAAAGTTTTTGAGTTTAGCAGCCACAGTTTTGAGAAGAATTTAAGAGACTTTCTTGAAAAGCTAGGCGAAAGTGCTTTGTTAAATGCCTGAATTCTTTCAGAAACCGCCGAAATTTCGAATAAAAAATATTCCGAGGGTCAAAAGACGTCTGGAAAAAGTTAATTGAAATTAAAGCCGTTTCTAGGCTTTTTAAAAAGGAAGCAAATTAATGAGTGATTTGTACCGGTCAAGAAATTATGACTGTGATTTATAAAGATTAAATTTCCCCGAAATTGCTGTTATAGGGAAAGAAGAGAGGCTTTGACGGTCAAAGCCTTTTCTTTTTTAGGGTTTTTTGCTATAATATTTGCAAATTTTGGAGGCTAAAATGAAAACTACAGAACTTAAAATCAAAGACTTTCCAAGCAACGAGCTTCATTATTTGAAACTTGCTGCTAAAAAATTAAATGTTGCATTCGAGGAGCTTGCGAAGGACGCAATTATTAACACAATTTTGCGACTTGAAGATGATTGGATAGAAGAGCAGATTCTCGAAGAGGACAGTGTTTACATTGCTCAAAGAGTAGATCAAGGCTTTGAAGAAGTTTTTGCGTTTGATGAAGTTAAAGAAGAGTTGCTGGCGTGATGGATCTTTGTTTAACTTATTCAGCCAAAAAACAACTTAAAAAGATTCATCCTGACGAGCGAAAAAAAATTCTTAGGGCTATAGCTAATTTAGCAGACGAGGCAAGGCCATTCGGCTATAGAAAAATGCGAGGTTACGGAATCTTGCATTATCGCATAAAAATAGGTTCTTGCAGGATTATTTATAGAATTGAAACAAGTCACTTGTTAGTGCTGTGTGTTGAACTTGGCCATAGAGATAGTTTGTATGAAGAAAGCCCCTAGTGAGGCACTTAGGGGCATAAAAAAGCAAACTTAAATTTAGTTTAGCGATTTTGCCTCTTAATCTCTATCTTTTATAAAAAAAAATTACCACTTTACTTTATCTGCCCAATAAGCAGCCGACATTTTGCCTTTGGCAATATTTTTGGCGTGTCGTGCTTTAAACGAAGCTTGACGTTTTGTAGGCTGTTTATCTCCGGTAACACCTTGTTGGCCGAATCTAATTGTTTTAATCTTATCGCCTTCTTTAGCCACAACTACATGCGACTTTGTTTTGTGTCCGGGTGTACGCTTTGGTTTGTTGTAGCCTGCTACACCGGCTCTTTCTAATCGTGGATCTTTTTTAGCCATAATTTAATCTCACCTAAATTGTTTCATATTTTATAAGGCCGTCCAGGCAGTCCTCATAATCACTGTAAAATTCAAGCAACAGACACTCAGCGTCTGACCAGATTTCTATGCTATAAAGTTTGTCAGGGTCTTTGTTTTCAGCTATTTTTACCCAGCCGATTTTGCCAAGCTTAGGTGTAAAAGTGCGAAGGGTATAATATCCCTGGTCTTCTACATTAGCCCATCCTCCTTCCGATTCCAGTGGATCATTTGCCTTTAGTTTTGCTCTATCTTCTTTAACTTTTTGTAAAATTTCCATATTCCTAAAACATCCATACATGTTAAAATCTTCTATTAAAAATCTGGATTTATCTTATGAGACAGGCTTTAATTACATCAATTCTTTATTTCATTTACAGGCTATTGTTAGACGAGGGAGACAATCCGGCCACTTACAAGCAATGCGGAATTATATTTGCAACAGTCTTGGCTATAAACTTAATTTTTGACTGCTTGGGTTTTTAATACAATCTTTAAATATCTTGTATTTTTTAAAAAAAACAGTCTAAAATGCTTTTTTTCTGAAATTTTCAACCCAAAAAAAAGCAAATGACAATTATCCAGGCTAAAGCACAAATCGAAGGCACCAAGCCCTTTCTATATCACAAATTCAACATAGAAGAGATTTCTTCACTTTCAAAAGTAAAAGAAGGCTCAGCAGGTAATAATCCGGCAGAATGGAAAAAGACTTTTTTTTCTGATGGAAAAAAGCTTTATATTCCGGGTGTTTATTTCTTTTCTTGTTTGCGTGCAGGAGGAAAATTTACAAAAGTTGGCCGTGGAACTATCCAAAAAACGCTCACAGCAGCCATCACTGTAGAGACTGAAAAAGCCTTTATTGAGAACCGTAAATTACCTATTGAGCCTGAAGATCTAGTTAACGAAAGTTTGCCGTTTGATTCTTCTAAAGATCTTTATATTGACGTTAGAGGCGTTATGAATCCGAACTCCAAGGGAAGAAACGTCCGGTATCGTTTAACTATGAATACCGGCTGGAAAACTTCCTTTGTTTTTAGCTATGACAACGAGTTGATTTCAAAAGATCAAATGCGAAAAGTGCTTGAAGATTCCGGTAAAATGGTCGGTATTGGAGATGCTTTAGCTTTAGGCTATGGACGTTTTTCAATTACTGACTTTAAAATTTTAACAAAATAATTTTACAAGGCGAGGCGAGGTAAGGCGAGGCAAGGCCAGGTGGGGCAAGGCCTGGCGTGGCAAGGCGAGGCGAGGCAGGGTATGGCATGGTTTATGGGTGAGGGTAACAAGTTATTGTTTTAAGGCAGGGCAAGGCTAGGCTAGGCAGGGCACGGCAAGGCTAGGTCCGGCACGGCAAGGTATGGCATGGTTTTTGAGCGAGGGGTAAAGACTTATTGTTTTATGGCAAGGAAAGGCATGGCGTGGCACGGCAAGGCGAGGCAAGGCGAGGCAAGGCGAGGTATGGTTTAGGGATAAGGTAAAGACTTATTGTTTTATGGCAAGGCAAGGCAGGGCATGGCAGGGTTTGGCTAGGCTGGCCTAGGCGTGGCAGGGTATGGTTTTAGGGATAGGGTAAATAGTTATTGTTTCATGGCTTGGAAAGGTATGGCAGGTTCTGGCAGGGCGAGGCAGGGCAAGGTCAGGCTAGGCAGGGCACGGCAAGGCGAGGTAATTCTATGAAAAAGTTTGTTTGTTTTTTTCTTTTAATTTGTTTTTCATTACAGGCAAGTTTGAGCGTCAGCGAAAGAAATGAAATTTTTGCTGAGTGTGAATTAGAAACCAGAAAATCTATGCGTTTACTTGAAGAAGCCAATGAACATTTTGAAAAAATTTATAATATCCATGCGAGAGAAGTTTGCAAAAATGCTATTGCGGCATCTTTTGCAGCACTTGCTACCAGTGGAAAAAAAGAAAGAGCAATAACAGCTATAGTAACTATCATCGCTCAATTTGCTGTAAATGCTTGCGATCATTTTTGGGATGGCGTTGACTGCGTTAATGACGCAAAAGACCATGCTAAAAAAGCAGACGAGCTTCAGGAAAGGCTTTGGCGAGACCGTTGAGCCAATGGTACAAAGTTTGTTAAGTCTTTACTTGTCACTTGTCCGTTTGTCAGATCTTCAATTTTTTTTGCTAATTTCGGCCTCGGCCATCTTCTTTTCGTACAAAGAGACCAAAGGGTAACTTTATCAACTCCAAGCAGCCTTGCAATGGCGCATTTTTTATAGCCGTTAAGCTCAATCCAATCTTTAATTTCCATTTTAAAACTCCTGTTTGGCAAAGACTCTAATTAAACACATTGTTTAACGCAACAAAAAGATTGCATTTATAAGGCTGAGTTTGTACTCTACTGGCCAAAAAAAGGATTTTTAAATGTCAGATGATGATTTTAAAGACTATTACAGAGTAACAGAAGTCCTATCGAAATTTTCGGGATTAGACAAGATAGACCCTGTAGTTTTGACTAACGCTGCCGATAGAGGTACACGTTGCCACAATTTTTGCGAGCTATACGCTAAAAATGAACTTTTTGTTGAGATAGATCTTGATTGCAAGCCCTATGTAGACTCCTTTATCGAATGGTTTGACTTAACAGTTGAGCGTGTAGAGTTTTTAGAAAAAAGGCTCTTTTGTGACGAGCTAAGAATTACCGGCCAAATGGATATGCTGGCTTATTTGAAAGGCGATGAAAAGCCATCTTTGATTGATATTAAAACTCCGCAGTCCGAATCAAAAACATGGCCTTTGCAGTTGGCAGCTTATCGGCACTTGATGAACGCTAACAGTATAGACTATAAAAATTCTTTTGTGTTGCAGTTGAACAAATTCGGCAACTCGGCTAAAATATTTGATTACACTTCAAGAGCTGAAAAAGATCTTGAATTGTTTAAAAATCTTCTATCAGTACACAAGTACTTCTCTCCCTTGAAATAATAATAAATTCACATCTTTGTTTGTTGGCCATGCTTAATTGCATGGCTTTTTTTTTATCTCTAAAAAGTCTAATTTTAAATTGAAAATACAGCCTTTGTGAAAGTCTGCTTTTTTTTTGCTAATAGCATAGAACTTAACCTTTTTATTGCGATAAAATAACCGCTTTGGTATAGTTCGCTTTCTTTGTTTGAAAAAGCTTTGAACTTTACGCAACTTATAGTCAACATTTTAGGGGTACAAAATGAAGACATGCTCAGACTTTCGCAATGCCGCTTGGCAAGCGTCAAAAGATTGCAACTGGAAACTGGCTGCAAGGCTTCTCAAAGAAGCAATCAAGGTTTATCCATTAGATATTAAAATCTCTTCTTTAGCTGCTCGTGATTATCAAAATTTACTAGAGCAAATTCGAATTTACGAGACTCAATCTGAATACAAAAAAGGCTCTCAAAAAAATGAGAGCCTAAAGGAAGCTATAGATGAAAAAAAACTATGAGATTACGCCTATGAGCGATTCATTCTATGATAGCTATTATAATTATGATTATCGCTGGCTAGAATGTTCGCATTGCAAGGAGTTATTTGATTCTGATAACAAATTTTTTGAATGTGGGCTAGATAAAAATTTAATTTTTTGCACAATGTCTTGTCGCAGAGAATGGATTCTTGAAAACGCTCACGACTACATCGAGGAAAAACTATGATTGACTATATGGCGTTAGCGCAAGAGCCGGACAATAGCAGGCAAATATTTGAAATATCTGATAGAGAAAACGATGATCTTTTGAAACTTGAAAAAAATGTACACCATATCGAGGCTACTGCTGAAAATTTTGCGGTAGCTAACAGAAACGCAGCAAAAACAGCCTTGGAAATGGCTTGTCAGTCCAGAAAACTAAGCAAACGATTAGAAGAACTTAGAAAAGAAATTGTTCGTCCACACATTGATTTTCAAAAGGCATTAAAGAAGCTGGTCGATGGCTACACCGACAAGCTCGAATCAATAGAAGATTCACTGGTAAAAAAACTATCCGATTACAGAAAAAACTCTGATGATTTTTCAAAGCTTGAATCCGATGAGGGCAATTTAAGCATAGAGAAGACCTTTGATTTCAAGATCTCTGACACCGGCTCAATCCCTGCTGAATACCTGACAGTCGATAAAAAAGCTATCGAGGGAGCCATAAAGCGAGGAATACGCAATATTGCAGGAGTAGAGGTTATTGAAAGCGAGAAAATCAGTCTAAGGACTAAAAACTAAAACAAGGCAAACAAAATGAACGAATTTTCAGAAAACATTAACGAGATTGCTACTGCCCTTTCTAAGTTTCAAGGGCAAGTCGGCACGATTGAAAAAGATAAAGAAGTCAATATCAGGGCTAAATCAGGCTACAATATCAAGTATAAATACGCAGACCTTGCCACAATTATGACACAAATTAGAAAGCCTTTATCTGAAAACGGCCTTTGCGTGTCTCACGGCATACAGACGCAAGAGAATCAAAGGAGATTGTTAGTTACTACCGTTTTTCATAATTCCGGACAGTGGCTACGGTCTTCTATGCTTATTGAGCAGACAAATGATGAAAAAAGTTTAGGCGCAAAAATCACCTATTACAGACGCTATGCGCTATCGTCTTTGTTGGGCATTGTAACAGATGATGACGTGGACGCAGATTTGCAAGGGGCAATTCAACAAGAGCCGGTTCAAGCTGTCCAGCCTGTCAAAACAAAACCTAAAGAAGTTGAGTTAAGTTTGGAAGCTTCTGAGTACTACCATAGCCAAAAAGACACGCCACACTTCAAAAAATTTATTTGCCATTTGTTAAAAAAGTCAGGAAAAAGCGAAAATGAGCTTTTGAATGGAATTGCCAAAAGGCAAGAAGATTTTGAAAAGAGCCTGAAAGTTTTTGCCTATGAGCAAGCATCCGGCTAAATCCGACTAAAGGGGGGTTGTATGGACTATAATTTTCATCTAGAGGAGTTAGACTCTATACAATCCGCTAAAGTTGGCCGATGGGATGGCTACAAACTAATGTTAAAATTCAAGTATCGGCAAGACTTGAATCTTTATGTGAAAAATCCCTTAGAATTTAGAGCCTTGATCGAGGAGATGATAAAATTGCATAAGATCATGGCAGAAAAAAAATAAAATTGATAAAAACAGTTTCATGCCATTTGTTTCATTTTGTTTTTCCCTCTCTTTTTTAGAGAGGGTTTTTTTTTGGCAAAAAAAAACCCGACATTTTCATGTCGGGAAGATCTTAATGCTAACAACGCAAGTAGCGAATAGGTCTATTCTTTGCTATCAGGCGACAAGTCTACATCCATTCCTGTTTTTTTTTCAATCATATCTTCAACAAGCTCTTCGAGCTGGTTGTCATCTTCAAGTTTAAAAACTTTGTTGGCTGTAACAGTCAGGATGGCTGCTCCTGCTAGGACAGATAAAATAGTAAGATAGGTCATTTCTTTCACTTTGAGACTTTACCGACTCTTTTTGTACTTTCTTCACTAACTTTAAATAAAGCTTCAGTTTCTGGCAAAATAATTTTTATAGCGTCCTCGTCATAGCCACTTCTCTTGAGGAGTTTTATTTTTGCTTGCAATTCGGCTATTTTTTTAGCTTGTTTCTCTTCCTCTTCGGCTTTTTGCGCTTCAATGAGTTCCAGTTTTATCTGTTCTTTGTGACGTTTTCTTTCTACGTATTCTTTACTTTGAAAAACTTCTACCGCTTCGGGAAGTATAATTTTAATGCTTTTTTCGGAAAGACCGTCATCTTGCAGGGAAAAAACTTTTTCCATTACGGCAGTTATACGCTCTTCTTCGTGCTTTCTTAGTTCTTCTTGCGCCTTTAGTGCTTCGTATTGTTTAACTTCGCTTGGATTCAGTGAAACACGAACGCCATTTGTGATTTTGTACATTATAATTTTTACACCTTTCCAACTTTCTTTCTTATTCCAAGATAGCTTTTAAGGTCAGGTCTTAAGAGAGCTATCGCATCATTTTTCAGACCGGAATCTCTTAAGATTTGACATTCTTTTAGACATTGAGCTTCAAATTGCTTTTCTTGTTTTGCACGTTCACGCTCTTGTAATTTTCTATGTTCCTCAAAAGCGGCAATTTCATCTTCTGTCAAATATATTTTTTTGCCATTGACAAGTTTTTGCATTTTAAAACCTTTAGATATTAGTTTGACCGTAAACGATGATTTTTCCGGACGCTATATTTCCCGAACTGAAATAAAACTGTATTGCATTATCGGTCTGGAATGCTTGCCTCACCCATGAGCTTGAGACTCTTCTTATTTGTGGAGTTCCGGAAGAATCTACCATACCAAAGTGTCCTTGAACATGAGTATATCGAGAAGAGGTCGCAAGATCAAAAATCAATAACTCACCATAGGTTCCCCCTGAGTTATTTCTGTTTACATCTGCTATTCTCATTGATGTTTCAGACCCTGTAGCAATAGACCCTTTTTGAGTTTGTGATGTTGCAAAAACTGTTTCTGTACATCCATAATAATTACCTGCCGTAGAATCCCAAGTAGATCCACCATCAGTTGAGGTTCGCATGTAAATTTCACGTCCGTTGGAAGATGGTAGTACACTATGAAAAACAACTTTAAAGCGATCATAAGCCGTATAAGACGATAAGTCGAAATCTACACTTGCTACTGATGATGGATTAGCAACTAGCAGTGGAACCCAACAATAGTGCGCTTGCGTTCTAGAGTTGTCATTGTCGAAATACAAGTTCCCTTGCATGTAAATATCTTTGAAAGCATTTGTGCTGTCTCCGATATCACAATCATTGTCCCCATCTGTCGCATATTTAGTATTGGCTGTAATTGTAGTCCCTGTTACTGCTGCTGCTGTCGTACCACCTAAAGCTGGAGGCTCTGGAAATACGGCTGCTAAATTAGCAGGTGTTACGGCTCTATCTGTCGCTGTTACAGCTACCGCCTCAGCATCTGTTGCGAGTTCTACAAGACCGCTTGCAGTATCGCTGGCATCGAGGGCTGCAAGGTTGCTAGGTGTCAAGACTCTTGAAGTATCGCTTTTTGCTTGCGCTTCTGCGTCTGTTGCAAGCTCTGAAACAATCCCTTCATTCGTAGTAGTGGCCGTTGCGAGATTGACATTCTTATCCGGCATTGTAATTGTTCTTGTAGTGCCGGTTGAAATGCCTGCTGCCTCAAAAGCAATTTCTTTTGTGTTGTCTACATCATCAAGAATTCTAAAAGTATTGTCGTAAACGTCCGTTGCAGCCGGTATTGTTTGAAATGTTGGCAAAGCTCCTGCACCGTTCGAGGTTAGGATTTGTCCTGAATTTCCGACACTTGCAATAGACTGCTGGGCTCCTGTGGCTGTGGTTCCACCGCAAAGAACCGCATAGGCTGTATGAGAAGCTCTTCCGCTTCCACCGCTGGCAACATTTAATGGAGTGCTGGTAAGTGTAAGCCCTGCAAAACTTGGGTTAGCGTCAGTAGTAAGATCTTGGTTGAGCAAAGAAGCTGCTTCAACGGTCAAATTTCCATGTAGAGCAAAAGTTCTGTCTGCGGCATCAACCGTTAAATTTACTGTTCGGTCTGAGCTATCGTCTTCATTCCATACTAAATTTACCGTATTTGAATCGTCCGTATCATAGAGCTTAAAGGCTCCTGTTGCGCTTAAATCGGTAAATGCGCCACTAGAAGGTGTTGTTCCACCTATTGCAGGAGGCTCTGCTAGTAGTGGAGCTACATTACCGGGAACTAAAGCTTTATCAGTAGCTGTTACGGCAATTGCCTCTGCGTCTGTTGCTGTTTCCAATACGCCTTTTTGAGCTGTTGTAGCGTCATTGGCTGTCACAATTACATTATTGCCGGTTCCGGCTGTCAAAATGCCTTGCGCTGCTGTTCCGACAATGCCAAGTACACCTGCGTCTGAAGGAGTTGCGCTGCCGCCATCTGTAGTGAAGCTGGCTCCTGTATATTGAAAAAGTTTTACCCATGAAGTGATAAAGATGTAAACGGTATCTTCGTCCTCAACTTCGCAAAAAGTACCCTCAGTTGGGGTAAAAGCTACCCAAGAAGCTCCATCATATTGAACAATATCGCCTTGTGAAGCTCCATCCCAAGCGGCATCAGGGGCACCCGAACTATCCAGTATGTAGCGATCTCCGTTAACCTCAGTAGGAGGAGGGGCAGTTGATGTGGCAATAGATTTAACACTGTCCTGAGCGTCTCCAAGTTGGTTGTTTGATAGTTTAATCCATGTAGCGATTGAAGCTGTTACATCGGTTAGCAAATAGCCGGTATCCGAACTTGTATCTATCCACAATGTAGGGACTGTATAGCTATTATCCGAGGTGTTGGGATTTCTAGAATCGCTGGTATAGGTTAGTGCCGAAATCGAGCCTGAAAGCTTAATCCAATCCGAACCATCGTAGATATAAAAGTCCGTAAGATCGTTGGAATAGGAAATTTGACCAACTTGGGGCGTATAGTCTACCCAAGAGCTTCCTGTATACTCTACGTAATCGTCATTTGTAGCCCCTACAGCCGTCCATCCTGCGTCCACCGGTGTCTGATTACCCAAGATGTAAGAATCCCCGGCAGAAGCCACCGGAGGGGCTAGAGAAGCATCGTAAAAATTATCAAAATTTCTGGGGAATGGAGCTTCCCCTAGATCTAGCCAAGTTCCTGCAGACCCGTCATCCAAAATGAGGATAAAGGCTTTTTCCGAGCTGTCATTGACCCAAAGAGTTGGAACACCATAATTAGTATCTGACGGCAAAGGATCTCTTGACTTATGGACTGTATGGATTCCGATTAGCCGTAGGATGTTCTCAGTTGCGGAAGGTTTATAGTTCGGCATCTGCTAACTCCTAGCTAAAAGTGTAATTACTATATGTCCTTTTATGGGCTTCTCCACCCGATGTATATGTAGTATAGCTTGTTGAATTGATGTTATTCCCATCAAGATCAGTAAGCTCAAAAGTTTTTGCTACACTGTTCCAGTTGGCAACTTTGTAGAACTTGTCGTTAAGCTCTGTCATGCCTACTACACCGTCAATTTCTATAATATCGCCATTGGCAATATCGTCTGCGTCACCGCCTGCATATGCCGTAGCGTCTACTGTAATAACTGCCGGATTTGCTTTTGTAGCAGCGGTAATTGTTACTTGGTCGCCATTATCGTACACATGAAGGAAGTCTGCTCTTCCATCTGCGTATTTTGTAGCAATAACATCACCCTGTGAATCGTAGGTGTTTTGCGCTATACGCCATCCGGCTGTTGTTTCATCCAGGCCGGCTTTTGCGTAAGCATTGATAGTAACATTTGAACCGCCTTCTTTTGAGAAGCGAGCTGACCAAAAGATCACTTGCTCGCTAAAAGGCTGGCCATTTGGATCAAGAATGATCTTGGGTCTATAGTCTACAGCCATTTTGACCCCCTTAAATCGCTACGACAGAGTAGTAAATGCGTACTACCAAGGTATTGTCGTTTGCTGCGTTTCCTGCGACTTCGCCACTGTGTATATTGTCAAGGACAAGGGCTTGGTTTTCAATGCCTGTGGCTGCGACAATAGCGTTTGCGCTAGCTACAGCATTTGTGTAAGTGTCTGCTGTTTGGTCGATAAAACCTGTAGCCTCAATTTGTGTACAAACTTGAACACCTGAATCATCGGTATATTTAATTGCAAAAATGACGCCACTTTCAGTAAAAGCGTTAGTTCCACCGTAATCTAGTTTTAAAAGTGCGCTATGAAACATAAGGGCTTTGCCGGCTCCGGGAGCTGCGACAAGCTCTATCTGAGTTGCGGCTAGTGCTTTGACTTGTGCGCTTGTAAGAGTGACATCTGCGTAAAGGATTTTACCTTTAGCTTCAAGCACTTCATCGAGATTGTCGTACATGCCTTTGACAGATACGGCTCTATCATCTCTGGTTCCTGCTTGAATTTGTGCGTCTGTTCCGAATTGAATTAATCCGGCTGCTTTTCTTGAAGCGATTTGCCTACCTCGATCGGCAGGGCTTAAATCCATTTTAGCCATTGCACACTCCCCTCTTTAGTGTTACACGGTAAAAACCGTTACATGGTTAAACTGAATATTATAAAAATTAATTTATTCTCGCTAGTAAATATATATTATTTTTTAGAAATTGAGGCTCTGGTAATGGGAAGGAAAAAGTCAAATACTCCTTCCTGATGCTACAAGAGAAAAACTTCTCTATTCCTCAATTCCAAGGTCTTCAAGAGACAAATTCTCTTCCTGGGCAAACTTCCCTAGCTCTCTTAAAATTTCTGAAATCAGTGGAGCTGCTTTTTCCAAAAATTTCTGAGGATTGCTTGTTTTATTGGCTTTTGCCAAGTCAATCAGCAATTGAGAATATTTTGGATTAGAAAAGATTTCTGATTGCATTTTTAAAAGCCGTGTTTTTGCAACAGGGCTGGCGATTAGTGGAAGAATAGAACCGCTAGAAACACTTGCGATTATTGATGTAATGGGAGCTAGCATGTTTTCATAGGAAATTAATGTTGTGCCCGACCCTGAAAAGTTTCTAAATTTGTCTAATGCCTCTCCGGCTTCTCCGGCAATTTTTTGAAGGTTTTCTAGGCTCTTGAATTGTTTTTGACCCAACAAGTTCTTTAACCTTTTTTTTGTGGCTGCATCTTTAAAAACATTAGCTGCTTTTTTTAAACTGATATCTCCGCTTTTCGTGTAAAGCGGCTTTACAATGGCATTCTCAACAAGCGTTTTTCTAAAATCATCTTTTAGGCTGTTGCTTTTCTTTAACAGCTTTTCAAATTGACCGGCTACTTCTTGACCGACTAGTTTTTCGGAGTATCTGCCTTTCATTTTTGCGCTTGGCAAAACTTTCATCAATTTATCGAATCTTTCAGGGATATCAGCATAAGATACAATCTTGTCATAGCGTTTAGTTTTAAGAAGCTTAGCAATTTCAGGTTCAGTGGTTATAGTCTTTGCAAGCTCTGCAAATCTTTTATTTGCCTTTGCTAGATTTTGTCCGAACAATGAGTTTTTGAAAGGTTTCAAAGCAGTTTTGATTTCTTTGCTAATTTCTAAAAGTGTTTTTGAAACACCTCCAAACTGCTCATAATTTATGATATTGTTAATATCTTTCATAGTCTCTATAAGAGTATTAACAGATATAAAATTTCCCTTTTTAGGAACTATCTTTTGAGTTAATTCTTTTTCTATTTCGCTTAATTGATTGGCAAGTTTAAGATCTGCCTCTGTAGCGAATCTCTTTTTTAACAGCTTTTGTCTTTTTACCAGAAAATCGGAAAATTCTTTACTTGTAAAGCCATCTTCTTTAGATAAAAACTTTTTATATTCTTTATGGAAAGTCTTGGCTCTGTCTGTATTAAAATCTTTCTCTAAAGCTTTTTGACCTTTGATAAGATCTTTTGTTTCAGTTTTCTTTAATTTTATAAACTTTGGTTTAGCTGCTGCCTCTTCCAACGTTTCCAAAGATTTTTTAAGTTGATTAATCGTTGTGGTTTTTTCTGTGCCTTGAATGAGTGTATTTTCAAGGTCTTTAATAAGTTGTCTATGGGCATTTATTAAAGAATCGGATTTAACAACAAACGGTTCTAAATCTTTCTTCGAGGCATTATATAATTTTGAGATTTCCTTTTTTTCTAGATTGACATATTCAATCAATCTGTCTTGATATTGACTGCCAAGATTATAAAAACTATCTATAGCTGTTCCTTTCATTTCAGCTGGAATTGTTTTTATTTTGTTAACTATATCTGCACTTATTTCTTTTACTTGTTGTTTTAAAGCCTCACCGCTAAGAGGAGATTCAAAGGCTTTAGCATAAGCATTTTGTATAAAGGCATTATCAAACATAGCAGTTGCCGGAAGTTCAACTCCCTCCGCTTTTGCTGCGTCAATTAAAGATTGCCGGATTTGTTTTTCAGTTATTCCAGACTCTTTTGCTAATTGTTTTGCAAGACGTGTCCTCGAGGTCAAAGAAGCGGCTTTTTGGCCAAGTTCTCCAAGTCCTAATCCTGCCGCTCCTGCTGCTAATTGGCCGGGCAGTCCAAAGCCGGCTTCTCTTGCCAAGCCCGAACCTGCTTCGAAAGCTGCAAATGGAAGTCTAGCAGCACCAAATAAAGGAGCTTCCGCAGCTCCACCAATCACATCTTCAGTAATTCTTTCTAATGCTGATTGAGGGCTAATATCTAAATCATAGCCTAAAGCTTGCGCTAATTCTTTAGCCGCTTGAGTCTGGCTTTCTGCTATTTCTTCACTTGTGGGCAAGGTAAAGCCGGACATTATATCTGAGACTTTCTCTCTTCGTTTTTTTAGACTTTCTGATACTGACGCAGGTGTTACATATTCAGGAATTGATTGTATAAAATCACCGGCAGCATTAAGCAATTGCTGTACATTGCCGGGCAAGCCTCCAATCCTTGCGGATACCGCTTTTCCAATTCTTAGGGGCTGTCTGACAAATTCCGATACAGGCTTTAAAGGTTCTTTTTGCTCACTTAAGAATTGAACGTCAAAGCCTTCAAATTCATCTTGCGGCTGTTCTTCAAACTGTACATCAAATCCTGGAAATTCTTGGCTTGGATTCATCGAACCAGCCTCCCGTATTTAGCTTTAAATTTAGCTTCTTGCTCTTTAGGAATAGAAATGGTTCTTCCATCACTTAGAGAAAGATTGACTCGTTCACCTAGCCTCTGCTCGGCTTGATTCCCATAATCTTCTTTAAACTTTTCGCTGAATTTGTCATATGAAGCATCCATTCGATCTGCAACTTTTTCTTGTAAATCAAAAGGCAAAGCTTGGCCTTTATTTTGGCTGTC